TCATGGTTATGTTCTTCTATTGTACATGTACCTTCATCTGCGTCACAATTAACTTTAGAGTTTGGGTCTTCATAAGCAACACCCCAATCACCAGTTAATCCAGCGACTTCATACTCGGTCACTCTATTTTCAAAGAAGTTCGTATGGTCTGCGGCATTTAAAATCCACTCTAACCATGGTATCGGATTTTCTTTGACTTTAAAGTTTGTCTTCAATCCAAGTTGTAGTAATCGTCTGTCTGCGATATATCTTATATATTTCTTAACATCTTCCTTAGGTAGACCTTCTGGTTCACCCATTTTGTATGCTAATTCAATAAACGCATCCTCAAGGGCAACAACTTTTCTTGACATCTCGTAGATTTCTTTCTTTAATTCATTATCAACTAAAGACGCATTTTCAGCACAGAATGCTCTGAATAAATGTGCAATACCTTCAACGTGCATTGATTCATCTCTTACTGACCACTCAACAATCTTACCAGAACCTTTCATCTTACCGAATCTTTGAAAGTTTAGTAACATAACAAACGATGCAAATAATGAGATACCTTCGTTCATAACTGATTTAGCAAGTGCAAGTGCCATTCCTCTTTTTGTATTTACGTTAGAATCCATCATAAAATCTACTTTGTCAGCCATCTCTTGATACTCTAGGAATGCGTGAAACTCTTCGTCTGGTAAACCAAGTGTTTCATTTAATAATGCATATGCTCTTTGATGTATTCCTTCTCTTGATGCAAACGAACCTAACATGTTTCTTATTTCATTGTTTTTAAACTTTGGTAAGAGTTGGTCGTAATAGTTTTGTCCAACAGCAACATCTGATTGTGTGAAAAGTCTAAGAACATGTGTTACAAATTCTTTATCAATATCAGTCATCTTGCCGCCCTTCCAATCAGTTACATCTTCGGATAGGTCAACCTCATCTTCAATCCAATGAACTTTTTCATGTTTTTGAACAAAGTCAACTGCCCATGGATAATGGAAAGGTTTGTATGTTTCATTAAACTTGTAAAGTCCACCACCTCTTTTTTTAAGAATCTTTTCTGAACTTTCAAGCAATTGTGCATAACCACCAATTCTTTCACCATTCACAAAAATTTGGGGAACAGACATAATACTACCTGTCTTGTTTCCTATTTTTTCCTCTACATTATTAACTCTTTGGAAAAATTCTAACTTCTCTTCTTCATTGATTATTGAGTGTTCAGTAAACTCAATTCCGTGTTCATTAAACCAATTCTTTGCGTTTAGACAGTAACCGCAAGTTGGCGTTGAATATATTTGTACGTCCATTTATTTCTCCTTTATGTTTATGCTTGACAAGCCAGACATTCTTCTTCGTCTTTTTTGATGTCTGAAAAATCACTTAATTTATCTAACTTCACTTTCGAAGCAATATTTTCTGCTCGATGTGAAACTTCCGTTCTTAAATAGTAAAGTCCTTTACAACCACTTTCCCATGCTCTCATGTGTACTGACTGTACATACTTCTTTGATGCTCCAGCTGGAAAAAACAAATTCAACGATTGACCTTGGTCTAAGTAAGTTTGTCTTTGTCCACCAAGTTCAACCAATCTCATTTGGTCTAACTCAACAGCAGTTTTGAATACTTCTTTAGTTTCATCATCTAAAAAATCAAGATGATGTATAGAACCTGCATTAGTAACAATACCTGTCCAAACTTCAGCGTTATTCATTTTGTGTTTTTCAAGTATCTGTTCAAGATACTTATTTTTCATTAAATGCGAACCTGCTCTAGTTCTATGTGTGTATGCATTTGCTTTATTAGGTTCAATAGATGGTGATGTTCCTACTATCATTGAACTATTAGCATTAGGTGCAATTGCAAGACAATGAGCATTTCGTCTTCCGGTGCCTTCCATATCTGGTGCAACACCCTTTTCTTTTCCTAAGAGTACAGTTTGTTCGTCTGCTTCTTTTCTTATCCAAGAAAAAATTTCTTTATTAATATGTCCTGATTTTTCAAATGGTATCATATGTTTTTGTAGATAAGAATGATAACCCATAGCACCAAGTCCAAGACTTCTTTCTTGCGTTGCTGAAAACTTTGCTCTTCCTAAATCGTCAGGTGCATTATCTATAAAGAATTGTAATACATTATCTAAAAATGTAATGAGGTCTTTTACAATATTTGAATCTTTGAAATCATCATACTTTTCTAAGTTAAGAGATGACAAACAACAAACTGCTGTTCTATCTTCACTAGTAGGTAAATGTATTTCGTTACATAGATTTGAACCATGAATTTTTAATCCTTTGTCTTTTAAAGCCTTTGGCATTTTATCATTTGCAGTATCAATAAAGTTAACATAAGGTTCGCCTGTTCTAAATCTTGTTTCTAAAATTTGTTCCCATAACTTTCTTGCCTTAACAACTTCTCTGATAGTACCATCATGTGGGTCAATAAGTTCCCAATCTAAACCTTTTTTAACTGCATCCATAAATTTATTTGTAACATTAACTGCATTATGTAAGTTTAGACACTTACGACCAATGTCACCAGTTGGAATACGAATTGTTAAGAACTCTGCAATGTCTGGGTGTGATACATCTAAGTAAGCCGCATAACTTCCTTTTCTAGTTCTACCTTGACGATACGCCAACATATCTGCATCTACTGTATGCATAAATGGTAATGGGCCTGGTGCAACATCTGATACAGAACGAACGCCTGACCAATGTCCACCAACTCCTCCACCTTTAACAGATAACCATCTAAGTTCTGATGTGTGAGAAATTAATCCTTCTAATGTATCTGGTACATAAGTTAAAAAACAAGAAATAGGTAATGCCTTTGGTTTTTTGTTTGGAAGAGGTGCATTTGATAAAACTGGCGATGCAAACATAAACCAACCTTTGGATGCGTAATCGTAAATTCTTTGTGCAAGTTCTCTGTCACCATAACAGTATGCGTTTGATGCTCTTGCTAGTGCGTATTGGGGGGAAGCTTCTTCCTCTAAACAATAATAATCTTTTAAAAGTTTCTGTGCTTGGTCTGAAAAGTTTTCGTCTCTGGCGGTGTCGATTTTGATATTGCAGTATTGTTTTTTCATTGTTTCCCTCTATGCGTCTTTAACGCTTGTATATATAAGATTCCCTTATTATACTCATCATCGTTTTTTTCTTTCATAATTTCGTTCTTTATCAAATCATTTGGTATGTACTTTATCTCTTCTTTGTTTGGTAAATTCTTTACAGACAAAGATGCTGGACTATATACAGGTTCATAATTAACTCTAAAGTCTTTATAATATTCCTCTATTTCTTTCAAGTCAAATGCATTTAATATACTTACAGTACAATTAATCATCATGACATTGTCTTTCATAATCTCTAGATTCTTTTCAAACTCTTTTACGTCTATGGGATATCTAATAAATTCAAGTTTATCACCAAAGTGGTCACAGGAAACAATAAGCTTAAGTGACTTAAATTTTCTATCAATTTCTTTTAATGACCATTTCTTATATTCTATCTGCGTCAAGTTCGTACATATTTCTAAATCAATCTTTCTTGATTCGTGCCAGACTATCTTATCTAAGAACTGCCACATTCTATCTAGTAAAACAGGTTCTCCACCAAATATTTTAATCTTTCTTACTTTATCAAGATTGTCTAAAATATTTTGATTAAATGTATCAACCTCTGTCGATGATACATTTGTCACCCATTCTCTTTCAAACTCTGCAAGACCCAAATCATTCCATGTATCTACTAAGTTTGCAGCTTTTAATTCTTGTCTTCTTGTCGATGAATCATAAGGACGACACATATAACATCCAAGATTACAACGACTACCAAAATTTTTTAACTTTGTAATAACATTGTTAACTTCAATATTATTTTTTGTAATACTATTAAAATGAGTTCTATGACTAGAACCTGTTCGCTCTTCACTTTCATAACATCCTTCACAGCCTTGTATCTTTTTACCCGATAACATATCATTGCGAATTTCTTCCATTGCATCTGATAAAAAATAATCAAATGGTAATGTGTTTGTTGTATTCATATGAGATATCGTTTTATTAATATCTGCATGACAACATAATCTATAACGACTTGCATTATCAGAATAGATTTCATCAAAGGCCTTTACACAATAAGTCAAACTTTTTTCCATTGCAATAATTTTGTTTTTGCTAATAAACCATTAAAGGTATTTTGAGCAATTAAATCCTTTATATCTCTTTCAGTTTTACCTGAGAGAATCATTTCATTTATATCTTTTTCTTTTACGTGTTCTGGCCAAATAACAACATCATAATTTTCTTCAATATACTTTTCAATTTGATTCACAACCTCTAAGTTGCGAGGTTCGTTATCTGGTATTAAAACTGTATTGCCCTTAATCCTTAAATCTGATTGAGCAGTTGCAATACAATTATCCACAAATAAACTGTCAATAGGCCCTTCGACCACAAATACTTTGTGTTTCCAAGATACTCTTTCAAGTCCATATATTTTTTCTTGATTACTATCGAGTTTGATAGTGATGTATTTAGGAGTTTCATTTCCAAAGGCCCTTCCTTGTATAGCAAATAATTCATTTTTCTCATTAAAGAAAGGTATCACTAATCTAGGATGGTCAGATTCTAAACTAGGATATTTGTTATCGCTAATTGTATTTACAAACTTATAAAACTGTGGTGCATAATATAGTAGATAGTGTTTGTCTGATGGTATCTTTCTATCAACTACAAACTCTTTAACCGGGTGAGTGTGTTCTAATTGTGAAACTTTCTTTAAACTTCTTATCTTAGAAGTTGATTCTTTCAACAACTTCTTAACATTTGTGGATAACTCACTTATACTATCTATACTAGTATCTTTTGGTAAATCTGAACGATATGCCTCTGTACAAAATTCATTGTACAAGACTTCATCTACATGTTTGATTAGTTTAGGAACATTTGTGCCTACGCCACAATTGTGACATTTAAATATTAGAGTATTTGTTTTTTCGAAAACATAACCTCTTGCTTTGTTCTTATGTTTTTGAGAATCACCACAGTACGGACATCGAAAGTTATAAAGATTGTTATTCTTTTTCTTAAACTGCCCTAATTGTGAAGATAGCAAAAGTAGATACTTTTGTTGTAGATACATGTCCATGATGAAACTATACCACACTTAGGTGGGATTGTCAATTAATTTCTTTGACTTTTCTTATACTTTTTAATTTTTTTTCGTACGTAACTTTAGGTACTTGGTGCGTTAAGCCGTCCACTATCTTACGGGCAACTTCAATCGCCTCTTTTTCTGAATCAGCATGAACTTCTAGATGTCTCACATGTATTTTATGAGTTTGTACCTTGTACTTCGTCATTTTTTCCTATACTAGAGGGTTAATAAGTGATTGTCAAGAGATACTTATGCCGAAATTCATTAATTTGTGAATAACAAATCCAGCTACTATTGAACCACCTATTAGTAACCATCTAAACTTATCTAACACTGCTACACGCCCGAAAATATCGGATTTAAGGCCGTTTAGCGCCTGTGTTTGTTCAAGATGTTGTTCAGACATCAATTGAGTAAGTTGTTTGTTATTACTAGTAATACGGTCGTGAATTTCCTTGATTTCATTGGAAAACTCTGCTCTTCGAGTTTCAACGAGTGATTGTGAATTTATGATTGCTTCTTCTTGAGATGTGAGTTTTTCTTCATGAACTGCGAGCATTCTATTAATAGAGTTAGATACATTGGATATCTTATCTATTGCATTATCTATACGACTGTGAATAAGTTTCATTTCTGAAACATCTCTTTTCAACATTTCAATATCTAATTTGTATTGGTCGTCAGACATTTATAGTTCCCCTCATCGAAGTATATTTATATTATTCTGTTTCTGCAATTTCTTCAGATTCGTAGTAGTCTTTATATTGGTCAAGTATCTTATTTGTTAAATATAATTGATTACGAATAATTGCAAAATTCTTAGCTAACATTTCATAGTCTATATCTGTTATGCCAAATAGAACTGGGTCAATACCATCTTTTTCAAGTTTTGCGAAAAGTTCTTCAGATGTTTCACTTGTCATGACATGCCACTCTATTCTTTCAAGAACTAAAGGTTTAGGACTTTCCAAGTTAAGTTTTGCTCTTGGTACTTCCTCTTTAAATATCTCTAATTTTTTAACCGAACTACAACTAGTAAGAAATGTAATTAGGATTAGCGATACTAGGACACTCTGTATTAATTTCAGATTTCTTTGTAGCATTCTTTTCACTTTCTGTTAACGGCGAACCACTAGCAATTTCAATACAACGAGTTGCTCTATCACTAGCGCTGTTCGTAATTCTCTGAATTGATTCTGTTCTTTCAATTGCAAGTTTACCAAAATCTCTGTTCTTTTTATTAAATCTTTTATCTAAGTCTGTTAAATCTTTTTTTAGTGTGTCAATAAGAACTGTCATTTCCTTATTAGCATTTAGAATCTGTTCAAAGTCTTTTTGTTGATTTTCGATTAACTGTTTTTGGTCAGTAATCGCATCTTCCAACTTAATGGCATTTGCTTTTAATATTTCGTTATCACTTCTTAATTTCATAACATAGAAGCCAGCGCCTATTAAAGCACTGGCGACTATACCAATTAAAAATAATCTAATGCCTACCAATTAATTAGTCTTTCTTAATTATGGATAGAGCTCCCCAAACTATAGCTGCGTATGCTAGTATGTTTACGAAAGGGCCTCCAAGTATTATCAACATGCCTAAGGCAATCAAGCTTGCGCCTGACCAACTTGACATTTCTTTTATTCTTCCTTTTATCCAATTCATAAGATTCTCCTTATAATGGTTGTTATATCTTGGCACCGTTTTTTCGATGTTTATTCCAAGCCATGAATCCACCTAGTCTTAAAGACCAATATGCTAGATAGTTCATTAAGAAGAAACCATTTACTTCGATGTTTATATCTCTAAAGATTTGGTCTGCTCTTTTTTGAGATAACTTACCCATGGTATCCTTCTTATTACTTCTTAATAAGGTTTCATACTTGTACGCATAATCGTGTACAAGACCACCTATTAACAGCACCCCGACTGGTGATAAAAACATATGCAAGAATTTTGGAATACTTGCACCATCGAACTTAAAACCTGCTGGTATGATAAACTTTTTTCCTTCTACTGAAAATGAAAAATCTGTTGTGATTTCCCAATGTCTTACTCCTAGAAGCCACATTTTAATCATTGCAAAAAAACCTTTGCCTTTTGTAGCAATTCTGATTGGTTTCATATGTGGGTAATCTGTGTATTTAAAATTGACACGACCATCTGTCTTTTTCTTGTCGAAAAGATTGATGATAAATCCTACAATAATTAATGTGATTAATACTGTCCACATCCAAAATTTAGTTGCCAATGCTTTTACTGTTAGCAAATATTCATTCGCTAGTAATAAATCTATTATTTCCATTTTAATCTCCCTTAGCTCTTTTTAATTGTGTAGGTGTTGGAGCTCCCTTGTCACCCTTCTTCCTCATCTTTTCACCAGAACCTTGTTTGATTCTTTGTCGTTTTTTATGTATGTTCGCCCACAAACTTTCGTTTCTGAACTGTTCAAAACTCATCTTTGGGCCCTTCGTCTTAAAGTCTTTTTTTCTCATTACTGTTTTTGCAATAAGGTCAAGTTCTTGTCCGTCTAATTTTAGTGCAAAGGGCATATTGATATCTGTTTGCATATCATTGATAACTGCTTCTGCATCTGGGCCTAATTTAGCAATCTTCTTACCATACTTTTTATAGGATTGTTTGAAAAGTCTTGTAAGTTCTGCTGGGGTAATTTGTTTTTTATTTCTTGCATCGTTTACTCTGTCCATAAAATGTTTAGTAAACTCTACGTCAATATTTAATGATGCAAATAATCTATCTGCGTATTTTTCTAATTGATTGATATCTGATTGGGTAACTTTTTTTTCATTATTGGCATTTAAATCAGCGATAGGTTCATACAGTCCATATGCTTGACTTCTACCTGAAGGCTCATAAGCCAGACCGTACTCTTTAAGTGTTAGGGGCATATTACTTTTTGTTGGCTAGAGAATATACAGCGTTAGATATTTTTAGAAAGTCTCTCTTAGAGCCGTTAACCATGTTTCCAATTTTCTTTTTGTTTGTTGTATTTACTTTATCATATACTTGAGTAATTGTACTTGCAGTCATTAAGTCAACTCTCATTTGACCATCTTTAAATTTAATTGATTTGTTTTGTTTCTTCTTTACAATATCTCTTAACATATCAATATTGTCTTCAACCATGTATAATGCTCTTTCAAAGTTATCTGCTTTGTTAAGAACAGTTTCTTTTAATTTACTTCTTCTCTCACGCATCTTTGCAAGTTTTTCAGCATGTGTTCTATATGCTTTAGTTCTTGCGTCTAAAAATCTTTTTTTCTTTTTTACTGGTACAACTGAACTATCATCACCTGTTCCAGCGACAGCAGTACCCGTTGCGTTTGTTGGTGCGTCTTCTTCAACTGGTCTACCTGTGAACGGTGTTACTTCTATAAATTTACGCATTTTCTAAATCCTCCAAACTAACATAGATTTTCTCTTGCGACTTTTCATGTACTACTGAAAAAATCTCTAATCCTAATACTGTATCTACAGGTGCTTCATCATCGAATGCGATAACAACATCACCTTTCTTAGCAGTTAATTCTTCTTCCTGTTTATTTAGTATATCTTGTTTTAAACGATATCGTCCTTTTGGTAATTGTTCACCAAATCCTATGATTTCCTCTGATATTTCGTCATCAAAATCAATATTATTCTCTTTAAGATACTTAATAAACTCTTTTTCAAACATATCTGGGTCTGATACGGATTCTTTAAATGTATCTTTAAGTAGGAATAGTGCGGCCGCATATGTTCCGACTTTTGTTTTTAAACCTGGTATTTTGTTAAAAATTTTCTTAATATTAAAAACTAATTTGTGTAAAATTGTATAGGAACTTTGTAATTCAGATGTTGTTAATTCAACTTCTGGTTTTGAAGATTTTTCTTTTCGAATTCTGTTACCATCTTTGTCAATGACACCCAACTTATACGCAGGCATCTTTTCAAATGGTGTTGTAAGTAACTTAATAAAACGATAAGTTACAAATAAATCTACTGCTCTACCCATTATATTCCCCTTAAAATTTCCAACGCATGTTCGTCATGTTGAACATCTATTAATTCGTGTTTCTCAATCATATTTAGATAAACTAGGAAAGATTTCATCACACCCCAATGTTGTTTCTCTACTTTAAACAAGAGTAACGTCACCGCGGCAGTTGAGGTAAATACATTGTTAATAATAATAAAGTGATTTAGTAACAAACGTTCTCTTAATTCGCCTGTTTCTGAATACTTCTTAAACAACCTTTTAATATATTTAAACCTATTCAAATCATCATGAAACTCTAACTCACCCTCACATTGTGGGTTGTTATAGTTTTTTATCGCAAACATAATGATATTTTCGGAAGTAATCTTCTCGAACATATTTAACTATTCTATTTTTGCGAAAATCTTATAACAATTTTTCTCTGTTATTTCATAACTAAGTTTAAGTGATAATCCACCTTCTACTTGACTAGAAATACCATCATCGTCTAGAAACTCATTATGTGGTGTATTTTCATCTTTTCCGAATCTTCCACCAAACAGTGATAGAGGTAGTGAATATGAACCAGTGTTACCTTCAAACATAGGTACTTCACCGAATTGTAATCCTACTCTCATTAACTTACTTCTTAACATTGATATTGCATCTTCAGGTATCTTAGTTTGTTCATTAACTATAGCACCAACAAATGCATTTAATCTTTGTATAACAAGAGGATTAGCAAGTGCAGCTGGATTAATCTGATTATCAAATTGAAATCCTTGATTTTGTGTGCCTACGCCTGCAGCTTCTTCGATATATTTTTTAAAATTTTTCATTTTATTTTTCCTAACTTTTTTAAGAGTGGGGAATAAATCCCCACCCATAAAAGTATATATTAGTTAGCAATATCCACTAAGCCACTATCAGCTGCCATTGCAACTGTTGATAGAACTGCCCAAGCAGAACCTGTCCACAACAAGGTTGCTGTATCACCATCGTCTGCGAAGTTGATGTCTGCATAACCTAATCTTGTTGCAGGTGTCAGAACAGATGTACCACCATCAGTATCGTGTACGATGATTTTTATTTGTCCAACTACTGTACCGTTAGCAAGAGTTGTTGCATTAGAACCTGCTGTTTGTAACAGTGTTAATGCTGTTGAAACAGAGATTGCTGTTTGTGAACCATCAGAAATATCTTCAACTGAGTTTGAAAATCCTATGAATGATGGTAGATTGTTAATGAAGTTTGCTACTGAAACTTTCTTATTAATCGGTGTACCTGATGGGTCATCGATTACGTGTAATAAATCAGCTGATGCAATACCTGTTGAAAGGTCTGTTAAAGCTGTAATTTTCTTATCGGCCATTACCGTCTCCTTAATTTATACCTCGTTATGAGGAATTTTACTTATAGCATACACTATAATCACATTGGTGCTTCAGTGTCATCCTTGTCTTGATTAGTATCGTACTTATCTTCGGGTGCATCAGGAAGTTCTCCCATGTCACCAGGATTTTCACTCGAGGCCTTTTCATTATTAATTTCTACAAGAAACATTTGACATTGTTGAGCCGCACCTTGAAATGCGTTCAACTGAGCAATTGCTTCTAATTTTTTTTGTTCAAGTTCTTTGATACTAACTTGTAGTTTTTGCATATCTGCTTGTAGAGTATCAAGTCTTGCCTTAATTTTGTTTGTTTCCAAACTCATAATTATCACTCCTTTGTAATAAAGTTATTGATTAAATAGGGGCTCATAAAAGAGCCCCCAAAAAGTATTAATTACTCTTAGTCAGCGAATGCTGGTGCTGTATCAGATGCAACAAAACCAGATAGTTGCCATGTAGTAGTTGATGTACCAATACATGTAATATCGTGTGCTTGTCCAATTGCTAAAGTTAGTGTCTCATTTGAGTTTTGGTCACTAAAAATAACTGCTGATGTTTGACCAGTTTGGTTTGTATCGTGGTGTACTAATTGTCCTTTAAAGAAAATTGAGTTACCAGCGCCTGAAGCGATGACCACAGAATGACCATCAGCCGCAGCTAAACCTGTAGGACCAATAAATCTAAATTCCATTCCAACTTTTGGTGTTGGTAATGTATATGTTCTAGCACCACTTACGTTTGGTGTAATACAAATTCTTCCAGCGTGTAGCGCTTCTGTTAAAGTTACGTCACTGTCTGCAAGTGTTACTGGTGTTGAAAGTGCGTTGAAAAAATCTCCAACTGTTTCTTTTTTGTTAATCGGTGTTCCTGACGGGTCATCGATTATGTGCAATAAATCTTCTCTCGCTGAAGCAGCTGCTAGTGAAGTTAATGCCGTGATTTTTAAATCAGCCATTTAAGGTCTCCTTTTATGTTAACCACCATATTATTGGTGGGATTCTACTGTAAGAAATCAGGTTGCCCCTATCTTACATCACGGAGCCTTTTTTAGGGGCCCCATATGTATTAATACAACGGACGAATCCGTTATAAACTTATTTATACGCCTTATGAGGCAGCCACATCTACACCTCTTAGGATGTTTGCAGTACCTGATGAAGAACCAGAAGCAAGGAATGTTGCAGAATCACTTAATGATGTCTCCACTTCAAGTGCGTCTCCATTGATTACTTCGGCGTTTCTACCGTCACTATTGTTATCGGCAGCGTTACCAGATTCTTGTACCAATTGGAAAGTATGTCCGTCTTGGTTAGAGATACCTGCTAAGTCAGTAGTTGCTTCCTCTAATGTGAAACCTACTGATTCATCGGCACCAGTTCTAGTAATTGTCATAACATCGCTTCTTGTAGCAAATGCTGGACCTGCTACTCCAAAACCTAGAGCATCTACAATAATTTCTTCACCACCGTTAGTGTTGAATATTAAATCTACATTGTCTGCGATTGTAATTGCTTCACTTAATGTTACAGATGTTGAACCATTAGTTGCAGTTACAGTTAAGTCATTGTTTGTAGAAATTGCAGTATTGCCATCAGTATCATTAATTGCAAGAGTTGATGTATCTTTTACAGTTACAACATCGCCTACTGCGATTGTACCAGAGTTGTTATCTAATACTAATGCTGTTGTTGCAGTTGTGATTGCACCGTTAACTTTTGCAGATTTACCAGCACTACCTTCAGCAAGTAATTTTCCACCAAATGAAGTTCCGTTTTCTAAACGTAAACTTAATGCTGAAGAACCATCTTCCTCGTCTAATGTTGCTGAACCATCAAAGTTAATACCTGTTACAATACCTGCATCCCCTACGCCTTCGCCGTTGAAAGCAAGGTGACCTGCAGCTGCATTAGTTTGAGCTGTTCCTCTGAATACTAATTGGTTTGAACCTGAACCAGAGAAATACATACAAGCCATTGTACTATCTTCTACCATGTCTGTTTTACCAACTCTTGATAGTAAGATATATGCTTTGTTTGTAATTGTTTGGTTAGCACTCCAAGCAGCTGATGTTACATCTACTGCTTCATCAAATGTTATTGTGATGTCGAATAGACCAGTATCACCGACAGTTGCGTCAGTCCAATTCATACCTATGATTGATGCAGAACCAAATGCTTCTGCTAAATTCTTTACACATACCAATACTTCTGGTTGTGCGTTTTTGTTATCGTTACCACTAGCAGCGAGACCAGGAGTTAATCCCCAGCCGCCTGTTACTGCAATGGCGTGTTCTTTGGCACCAGACGAACCACCAGCATTCTTGTCATCAGGCAAGAACTTAGGTTTTTCGGCTGTTGTTACTCCCCATAATCCCATGTTAGTCTCCTTTATTTGATTTTATAAAATCTTTTAACATTATTTATACTATTTAAACCCTTGTCTTTTAAGTTCAGATAAAGTTTTCACAGTGTTTATATGCAATATTCCTATCCCACCCGCAGATTCCCACTCTTTGATGTTCTTTTCATAATCATCTATAAGGATATTAGGTCTATCCTTCGTTACTGCGAATCTTTTCTTTTGGTCACGTAACACTAAATTAGTGTCTTTTTTCTTTATATTAGTAAGTTTCTGTAACCATTGCAACTTTCCCTTTTTAGAGGAAGCCGCCATTTTGTCTGAATAAGCAGATAAAATCTTAGGATTATATCTTGCAATAAATTGATATAATTTCTTTCCACCAGACATCCACTCTAAATCAGACCAAAACTTTGAACCACCAGAGACAATCTTATCCCAACGTGTTTTTCTATCAGCAGTTGCAAATATACCACCTACAGCATTATTTGCACCTCTTATGAAATCACATAGTACACCGTCCATGTCACAATATATTTGTGGCAAATCTTCCGTACTTGTCTTCATTGCTTCGACAAGTGATATCATATTATACCTTTGGGTTAACTTCTACTTTGGTTTCTTTCTTACCAGTCATAGTTTTTTCTTGTTTATCCTTTGGTTTTTCGCCTTTTTCTTTTTTAGAAATTGCTATAGCAGCTTGTTGTGCTGGATTCATTGCTTCATTAGCCCAAATCTTAGCAACTGCATCTTTCATAGATGAATGTTTTGCGGTCCAAGCGTCAGCCATTTGCTTTAAAGCATTAGTTTCTTCATTCTTTACTGCCTTAGAGATTGCTTTACGTCTTTTATGTAAATACTTATCAGTAGAATCTGTATCACCATCATTATCGATATCTTTATCTTTTCTGTCAGCGAACTTTTTCTTTACTGCCTTAGGTTGAACTGCGTCCATACCTTCACCATCGTCAGACTTATCATTCTTATTAGTCTCTTTAACATTTGGCTTTTCATGTGAGTAACCCATTTTCTTCATTCTTAGGTGGTCATCCATAACTTTTGCCATAGTGCCTTTACCTGTTTTTGGGTCATACATCATATGAGGTTTGAAATCATCTTTTTCTTCATTGTAATTTTTATATGATTCTGTTTCGTATTGTTTACCGTTAACTGCAAAGAATTTTTTACCATTCTCTCTTGCAGCCATTAGTTCTTTTGTAAATTTGTTGCCTTCTTTTGCAACTGTTTCACCGAAAATCTGTTTGATTTTATTCTCAAGACCTTCAGAGTTTCTATTAAAATAAGTCATTTATTTCTCCTTTAATGCCTTAAGTAAATCTTTATAGGACTTTCCAGCAGCCTTTTGAAATTTTTCTTTTTCTGCTGGTCTTTTAATCATATTATACTTATTACTTACTGCTCGTGCGATATCTAATGGTACCTTTTGTTTCTTTCCGTCTTCGAATTCTACTTTAAAGTTACCTTTCAAATCAACAGACTTTCTCATTTGCATAATGATATGCTTGTTAGCACTTTCATCATCATGTATTTCACCACTATCTGGGTCATATCTTTTCTTTGAAGGTGTTACTCCATATCGTGATTTTCTTCCCTCTTCTACTGGTGTAGTAATATAGTCTCTTAATTTGTTCATCGAGTTACTTGCAACAGCAAGTTTATTTGTCCACCATGTGTCTAAATTTTCATCACTTCTTGATGAAAGAGATTGTTCTATTTGACTAGCATCTTCACTAATTGTTTTACACATTCTTATTGAACTTGGAACATCCATGTGTCCGTCTTCTTTTATTGATTTTTCTAAATCAGATGCTTGTCCAGCATGTGCTTTACTTGCACCCTTGAGTTCCTTGAGTTTTTTAATAATTTCTTTTACTTTAGGTTCATCTTCTTTATCTAATGCTTCTTTAATTCTAACATAAAATTTACTATTGAAAGGTGATTGATAGGCATCTGCTTTTGCACCTTTGTGTTGTTTCATTAAAGAACTAGCCGCATTGTCAGCCTGTGTTCTGTTTGTATAAATTTTGTCTAGTACTTTAGCACCATTTTTAAGTTTGATAGTTTTCATATTTGGTATTTTTAATTTTTCTTCTATTTCTTCTTTTACATAAGTGTTAAACATACCAACTTCTTTTTTAATTCTATTAAGTAACGGTTGTTGTTTATCTTTAGAAACGCCTTTTATTACAAGTCCGTTAGAACCACTTTTTTCATATTCAATT